TACATCCATTTGTAAACAAGAAAATACCTAAATCTCCGGTTCGAGAAGTCGACATTTCTTTGGAAAGTCTCAATATAATAAAACATAGTAATCCAAAAGAGAAGAAATATATTGTTGCGAGAGATGTTTTTATGCTTTCTTTTTATCTTGGAGGAATGAATCTAATAGACATAATGAATACTCGTTTTGGAGATGATAAGGTAGATTATGTTAGAATAAAGACTAGATTTAAAACTGAAACCGAACAACATTACCTACTTCCTATAACTGCCCCTGCTAAAAAAATAATAGATCGTTGGATAAATAATAAAACAAAAAAACTAGACTTTGGGTATAGTTTTTCATATCACAATTTCTCAAGATATATATGTAGATCTCTTGCCATACTTGCTAAAGAATTAGGAATAAAAGAAAAGGTGGTCTTTTATTCTGCTAGAAAGTCGTTTGCTCAATACGCCTTCGATTTGGGGATACCTGATAACGTTATAGACTATTGTCTTGCACATTCAGACAAAGGTAGAGGAATTGTAAGATACTATACAAAAACCCGATTTAAACAAGCTGAAATAGCAATAAAGAGAGTTATTGATTATATAGAAGAACCAGACAAATATAAAGAATATATTGAAATGAAGGCAGATATCATGTTGATGAAAACATAGAAAAGGCAGCTTATTCGGCTGCCTTTTCTATCTTCTCCTTAAACAATCTCAACTGATCTATACTAGGATGAAAAGTAGGATTCTCCCAGTTCCTAGAGATAACCGAAATCATTGAATCCAGATACTTCCCGCAGTCGAGAATCTTCGCACATTTATCCAATTGGAACTCTCCGGAAGGATATTTCTTGTTGTCAAGAACATCCTTAGCCCATGTCAGTAACTCATTCACCGAGTCGTGGTTGTATTTATTTTCCTCTGCCATAATAACTTTGTTTTCGGCAAAGGTATAAAAAATCCCGGCATATTTAATACACCGGGAGGATTCCATTTTAAAGAGGCAGTTATAAATGGAAGGAGCTATTCACCAAACATATAATCCTCAAAGTACAAGAGATTCCTTTTATTGAGGATCATGTACGCCATATATTTTGGCGGGGAGAGTAAAAGAAGGGAGTCCTGTGCGGACAATCATATTTTGAATATACTCTCTAAAATAAGGCCAGATAAATACTGATAAACTTATCTCTTTAAAAACATCAAAGAAATCTTTTGTTATTGTGACCTCTTTTAATTTACTATATCTGACTTTAAACTCTCCAGATATAGTAAATAGTTTCTCCGCATTTTCTTGCTCGCCAATTATACCATCAAACTTAAAGGAAGCTATAAAACAAGCATTACTTTCAGATTCAGAAAACGAGTATTTATCTTTAAAATTTAAATTGATAGAACCTCCTTCTGATACACACTCAAACACCTTAACATTCCCATCCGATAGAAATATATTATCTAATTTTATGGAAGTTAATATTGAAGAATATTCTTCTGGGGTAATTTTATTTTTCATATTTATATAACTGATTTAAATTCGGTATGTTCATAAAAACGAGATTGAGTAGCATTACAAAACAAGGTATTTGTTTTGTAATTAATTGAATTAAGGTTCCTTAAAATCATATCATTTTGGGCAGTAATCTTTTCATCAATCTCATCTATTTTTCTTTCACATTTCAATGAAACATCATGTTGCCCAATTCCGTATGCTAATAATTGATTAACATAAGAATTGAGGGAAACACCATTCATTTTAGCTTGTTGTATCAACGAAGAATGAACCCATGAGGATGTTCTAACTGAAAATGTACCACTTGAATTTTGCTCCTCATTTACAACTTCAGGGATAGGCTCTCCTTTTTCATACAACATTTCTATAAAAGCATCTTTTTCTTCAATAAAACTATTTAAAGCAGATACTTTATCTTCTCCTATCCCATGACATGCATTTAAACCAAGCTCATTGCAGTATGCAACATACCACTTTTCGCCATCAAGTTCTTCTTTTTTAATAATAACATTGTACTCCAATGATTTGTAGTACTGTAAATCTTTTCGTGACATAATTGTATTGGGTTAGTGAGTTATTGCTTTTTCTTTATCCTTATTATTTCAATTAACACCGGATAAAGATACTGTTTAAAATTAGTCCTCTTTATTAGGACTTCATTGCCACCTTTATGAACAACGTGTACTCCAAAATATTTGCCAGGTGTTGGAGCTAAAGGGTGATAAAATCTTTCCATAGAACCACGTGGGCTATCTTGTAATTTTGCTCCAAGAAATTCCGCAATCTTAACCACATGATTAAAAGGCAGATCCACCACAGGTGCACTATAAAGATTTTCTAGTTCTTTTTCCGCATCCTCAATAGTGGTATCATCCGTTATTTTAAACTTAAATTTCATATAAAACCGAATTTTGGTTGCAAATATAATACCAATATTCCAATTTATAACAGAAAAAAGATAAAAAAAGTTCTTTTTCTTACTCTATTTATACTTATATTCTTTATAATATATATAAAAATCCCCGACTACATAGCCAGGGACAAGCACAAAGATATAACCCTTGCAATAATTGCAAGAGGAATCAGCCAACACAACCACTTTTCTAGGCGTTCCATAGCATTACTAACAGAAGCCGACAGAAATCCGAGTGGTATCGGTCGTCTGCTTGTTCAAGCAATATGTCAAGCTTTTCGTTTCTCATTTTCAAGTACTGAATTTATTCGTTCTTCAGTAAAACCAAAACGGGCGGCAAACTTCTTGAAAGCCCGCATCCTGTTATCCGGAATAAGAGAATACATACTATTAATAGGAGTATTGCTACTTAATGCCTTCTGAACCTGTTTCTTTTTCATGGAATTTATGTATCAAATGTTCAACTTTACTTTTACAGCAATTACACTCACATAGTAAAGACTTCGCGTATTCCCATGTCTTTTCAATAATATCATCTCCGATATACTGAATTTCTTCACCGTACGGATCTATCCCGAATGCCTGGCAGATATGGGTAGCCATGTGACCACATTCATGCCTCCAAGACTTTGCAAATTCTTTTGAGGACGAAGTGAGGGCAATAACCATTACTGTTTCCCGTGTCCCGAAGTTGGAGTAAGTAACTCCGGTATTCAGGTTGCCGGAGTTTATGTTATCGTATGCAGTACGGAGCATATCACCATCGCAGCCGATAGAGTGCATATTATCCAGTATCTCTTCTGTATAATATGTATCTACTGCATAATATGCCATGCAGCTCCAGCCATACTTGGGTAATGTAAACCGTTGTCTTATCATTTATCAGAGCATTTCGTCCCACTCTACCGGTTCTCCGGCCGCAATCATTGTCGCATACCACCGCCGCATTGTTGTTCCGTCAGGAGCATCAGGATCATCAATCGTATCTTTTATGTACAGAGCCAAATGCGCTTCATCAGGAATGGATGATTTCAGGAAGTCAGCCTTCCCCATGTTGGCAACATATACATAGTCATACAATACGTTATTTTCAAGTTTTATACCGTAACGAGTAAGCAATTCATCAACTTTCTCTTTTGATATCGGCTCAATACGTTCCTTTTTCCCAGAAGAAGGATTAAGCTTCTTCATCAAAGATACGGCAAATTCACACATTTTCTTATTGAAATGCCAACCGAAGTTGGACAGATATACCTCCATTTCTTCCGGCCTTCTATCTCTTATATCCAAAGGTTCTCTTCTCATGATTTTACAAAGTTATAGGGAGTAGAAAGCTCCACTCCCTAATTAAACATTAACGATAACGGGAATAGCGTCCTGTACCACGCACGCCACGTCTCTCTCCATAGCCACCACGGTCGCCATAACCTCCACGGTCGGAACCACCGCCATAGCCACCACGTTCGCCCATTTCGTCATAGCGTTCATCGTCATCGTCATAATAACGTTCACGTCTTCCCATGCTTTCATCTCCGGAAAGTTCCTCGATGCACTGCATCAGTTTACCACCGTATTTGAGCATCTTTTCAGCATAGTCGGACATTTTCTCGACTTTGCTTTCTGTGATTTCAATTATCTGCATAATTATTTACTTTTAGGATTGTTACTACCACTTCCCAAAGCCTTGGCAAGCATATCTTTTATATCGGTAAGAGATCGGAAGAGCGTCGTGTAGGGAAAGAGT